GTTGCTGGAGTGGAACGTAGACGTTCGCAGGAGGCTCTCACTGCTGACTCCATTCTTGCTTCCTCTGGCGACACATTACCGCCATCCACGGTTAAAACATAATTCATGGAAAAGTAACGGATGGATCCAGGTAGGATCAATTGTAACCTTGCATAATATTATCAAAGTGAAAAACACATTCAGGATGATTCTTAAGCCAGTCTGCAAGAGTGACTATATTATCATCGTTGATACTGAGTGGTTCAACAAAAATATTCTCGTGGACTTTGCCGTTCTCGTGAAGGTATCCTTTGTATTCGGAAAATTCACGTCTGACGTGTGCAAGAGAAGGAAATTCTGGGAATCTGAACAAATTGTCTTCGGCTTCGTTGATTGATAAGAACTCAAGGATGGTCCACTTGATTGTTCTTCGAAGTTCTCGAATTTCGATTGGTTCGGATGGGACGAATTTCTTGTATACTAGAAAACATAGAAGATGAAAGTCTGCGTAGGCGCCGGCTGCTGCGTAAGCGAGGCCAAGTGCTCTGGCGGCGTGCATCCATTCTTTGTTTTCAGGAACAGGACGTTCGGGGAAGGCGAGCTGAGCGACTAGTTTTCCAACTGGTCGGGTGGGCGTGCCATAAAAGTTTGTGTATCCTAGAATCTCTATCTTCGAGCGGAGGGTTGTCCACACTGATTTGAGGATTGAGAGAATCATGCCATGGCGGGATTCTGCGTAGGTAGTAAGAAATGCCATAAATTGACATATTCTTGAGAATGATATATTAGAGAAGAAGATGTTGTCATCTCCCATAATAAAGAAAATCATTTTCTGAATTTCGGGTTTTGTGAATCCAAATTCAAGCATGCAGTCGATGATGATGTATAGGTTGCAAAATGAGTCAAGGGCCTGAGTGTTTAGGAGTCCGGAAGGTACTCCGCCATTCAGTCTGACGTATGCGTAACCATCATACGATATAAAAACCATGTTAATGTACCAGATGAGCAGGAAGCTCAGTAAGTTGTATAGTTTTCTAGCGAATTTATCGATGTCTTGTGGAGTCGTGTTTGGGTACGTGTGGGTTCTAGCGTAGCCGTGAGATACGACGATTAGACGAGGGAGAAATTTAGCGTAGTAAGCAACTATGCAATAAAGTGGTACTCGTTGGTCATATTGTGACCAATCAAGGGATACAAATGAAGAAAAGTGATGCGCAATCTGATCGATTAGTGACATAGCACCTCGGAAGGTTTCTAGGCCATGCATTACTGCTGACTCGGGGTTTCTAAGCTGTACAAGTAGTCCAAAAGTTAGGAT